TGGCTGAAGCCGCTGAAGCTGCAGCTCGTGATGAGTTAGAGCGCGCGAAACAGGGCGAAGGTGGGTTCGATTCTAACCCCGGTATGTACGAGAACCAGGGCGGCGGTGGAGAAGGTTCTGACTCACAAGCGCCCGATCAATCTAGCAATGAAGGGGGAGGCAGCACCGATTTCTCTAGCTACAACTGGTAATTATGGAACTACCTTTCACCTCATACTTCGCAACGTCCGAAGCATATGTAAGTAAGGAGAACGGTTCTTTATACTTATGGGAGAGCCGGCAGGACGCAGGTTTACAGTCTGCGCATTGTACAATTACCCGATCGCACGGCACCACCGAGTCCGGTCCTTCTACACTCGAGGCGGCCGGGGCTGCTTTGCTCGAGGACTGTCGTACCTCCGGGCGGTTCCTTCCACTGACGATCGATATCTACGAAATCGTGAAGGCAATCATTCGCGGTCACGCAGTAGCACATGCCACTCGTACTAACTGGGAGCGTGGAAAGCCAGGGCGCTCATCACGACCAGCAGGTACTGCCTAATTTTATTCAACGCGAGCGACGTCCCTTACCGTCACTCGCCTTCTTCTCTTCTATAACATAAAACCCTTCAAGTGAAACAGTTAGCACAAGTTCACCTCCCTTCTAAACTCGGGGGCTTCCGAAACCTCAACGGTCTCGTCTCTGCCTCGATTAATCATCGAGCTATCCTACTCAGTCAAATGTCGGGCTATCCTCTCGGATCTCACGTCGTTGATCATATCCAGCGTATGATCAATCTCACGTCCGTTAAGGATCTTCTGGGTAGTATACTCGAGCTACGAAACTTAGTTCGTCTAGCTTCTGATATCTTGTCAACCATAACTCTGGTTAACATTACTAAGCAACAGTTGAACCGTAAAGAGCTTAACGATTACATTCAAGCGAACGCGGCTCAATTCGGAGTAGCTTCGGTGTCCGCTACAAACCAAGCCAAACTAGTTGAGCTTGTTTCGTATATGATCGTATCGTCAGAATCGCCTATGGGGTCATGGATCCTCGATTTCTCCAGCACGGGTTCAACTAATCGGTTTATTCAAATTCATGATTTGTATCGATCCTTGGCAAACGAAGCGGGCGATTTTGGTTACGTTTATGATTCTCAGCACGACTCCATCATCCCCTTCACTGCTCTGAAGAGGATGCAGAAGATGAGAGCGGATGCAAAGGGCGATCCCGCTGAGCTCGAAGCGGTAACTAGCGCACAAAAGCGCATACTGCAACTCGCCCATATTAGACTGGTCGACCACATCTATATGCTGATGAATGACGTCGCTATTTGGGAGAAGTTCATCTCACCCCGTAACTCATCCGACGCAAGTCAGAACGAGCTCCGCGCGCAGTCTCTTAAAATGTTCGCTGCTTACTTGCATTCATTGCTCCTCTATTTCGAACACTTCACGCTCGAGATGTTCATGATGACATATCAATCGTTGGAAGAATGGATCACTACATTCCCTAGTATTCCACAGCATATCATGGAACAGTACGAATCTATCGTTCGTAAGCATGACGTCTTTAACGCCCGAGCCGATGTTCAAGTTGTATTCAACTGTCTAACTGAGGGAAAGGATAATCCGTTATCTTCCGCGATCACTCTTTACCCTGGGGACGTCGCTTCTGCTTTTGGTCTCGATAAAGTCATTAACGATGCAGTCACTGCTGCAAATACAGTCGCCAGCCCGATGAGCGCTCTTACGTCTCTGGGTGAACTCACCAAAAGTACGTACACGCATCTACTGCTATCTACTCCCGTCGCCTCATTTTCTCTCGTTCATGAGCTGACGGAATCACTCATGATGCAAGGGTCGATCGCCCGCGAAATCCAATTCGCGTCAGCAGGCGTTCTTCCAGGCGTAGCGCGTTTCTACAACCACTCTGTGCTAGAAGGTCTGTCACGAATGTCGCTGCACGTCCCCTTTCCTATCACGAATAAGATCGGTCATGTAAAGAGGCTCGACCGTACAACTAGAGGGGCGATCGAGGGACACAAGCTTCATCTCTCGTATGTTGCCCCTCTCGCTTCATACGATTATCAGGAGTACGTAAGGGAAAAGCTATCGTTCAGCATCTTCACCGCATCTCTGAACGATCCGTTGACCAAGTTCGCCCCACCTTTCATCATTAATCGTGATGAAGCGCAGCGGCTCCGCCACATTGTTGAGATGGACTGGCAAGCCTTATTCCCCT